TTTATTTCTCTCTCAACTTCTTCCAATGGAATGTTTTTTATTTGGTTTGAAATTTCTTTTTTTTGATCTTGCGTATATTCTTCTTTAATCATAATATATATCCACCTTTTAAAAAGGTGGAGCCAAACCTATATCTACTTTTTCTTCTTTAATATATAATAAATAGTAATTTATTATATATAGCAACGCGTATTTTATTGGGTTTTATAAAAATATGTAAAATGAGTTATTTAATTATAATAATTTCTACAAGTACCAGTATGATTCATACAAAAGAAAGAAGTAGGATCACTATCAACTATGGGTAGAGAAATATCGTCCAGATAAAGTAGATGATGTAGCACATCAAGATGAAGTCATTAGTACATTAAAAACTAGTATAAAAGAAGGTTCTTTGCCACATCTTATGTTTCATGGTGCTCCAGGATCACAACCATCAACGACAATTTCGGAATCAATCACACCTTTTGGTATTCCTTTTAGTATTACACCACTAATAGGGGCAAATGCTGCATCTAAATCATCAGCATTTTTTAATTCAGGAAAAACTGTAGACCAGGCTGCCTTACCCTTATCAATAGCCTCGGCTTCAGCACCAGTTTGATGTTTTCCATATATGGCGTTAAAAAGTTCTGTCGCAGCAAAATTGCCTATTGGTAATCTCTTAAATACTTTGCTAGTAGGATCTTGATAAGCTAATTCTACACCAGCTAGTCTCAAATAAAAGTCAGGATGTGTAGCAATTATTCTTAATCCACTCCACGTTTCCTCATCTATTACTTGACCTGGTTGTGCAGTTATTTTAATTTTGTTACCTGTTGTTGTAATATTTGCTACACCTTGAAGTTGTTGTTCTAATTTACCAGCAATTCTTCGCGCTTGTTGTGCTTCAGGAGTATCAGCTGCATAAGCAGCAGCAAGATCACGAACAGCATCACCACCAGCAGCATCACCACCAGCACCGGCTTCTTGTGGAGCAGGAGGCATTTATACATATAATAAAGAAAAAAATTTGCAAATTTTAAAAAAAAATTCTAAATTTTAAAAAAAATAAACGCGCCAAATTTACCTTTTAGAAAAAGGTAAAACCAAAAGAATTTCTGTTTGGCTCCACCTAACAACTTTTCAAAAAAGTTGTACAAAACTTTGGCTCCACCTTTTTTAAAGGTGGATTTCAAATTTACCTTTTATAAAAAGGTAAAACCAAAAGGATTTCTGTTTGGCTCCACCTAACAACTTTTCAAAAAAGTTGTACAAAACTTTGGCTCCACCTTTTAAAAAGGTGGATTTCAAATTTACCTTTTAGAAAAAGGTAAAACCAAAAGAATTTCTGTTTGGCTCCACCTTTTTTAAAGGTGGATGTGGATTTCTACCAACTTTTTTTTTAATTCGTCGTTTTGCAAACTATTTTCTCTATTTTTATTTGTAATTTGTTCCGGGTGAATCCGATACAACAACAAGTTTTCCTTTATATTGCATATAAAACCATAACGTTTCAATAATCTTATTTCTAAATCAAAATCTTCAAAAGGAAGTTTCAAATTTTTATCGTAATTGCCTACTTCTAATACAGCTGATTTTTTCAAACACAATGTAGGATGATTTAAAATCCACAGTTTTTGTGTTAATTTATATTCATCCCAAGTCAATTTTTCTGGATGTATATTATTTTTTTTTTGATAATAAATTTTTCCGTTTATAATTGAAAATGGTAAAATATCCGTACCACAAACTACGCAATCAGGGTTTCTAGACATAAAGTCAATTTGCTTCATTATTCTGTATTCATTCATAATATCGTCAGAGTCCATTCGTATAATCAATTCATTACTGCATTGTGCAATACCAAAATGTAAACAATAGCTTAATCCTTTATTTTTGGACATTGTAAAATATTTTAATTGCAAGTTTTTCTTATTATTTTTGAAAATAGCAAGTACATTTCTAAGATAGAGAGAGTTTATTTCATGCGAACCATCGTTAATCCATACTAATTCAACGCCAAAATTACCAACTTGATTTTCTATTGATTTTAAACAATCTATAATATATTCATTTTTTGTATTATAACTTGCAATTAAAAGAGAAACCCATGTTTTGGGTTTCAATAAATCATTATACTGCCAAAATTTTTTTTGTAGATCTACATTATTTGCTCTCATATATTATTATTTATAACACTTGTATATTTTTTTAAGTATTTAATACGAGTAACAATTTAAAATTTTATTTATGTTATTAAATATATTTGAAAAACTAATAATATGAATAAAATAAATAGTATTGAACACGCTTTTTATATAAATCTAGAATCAAGAGTTGATAGAAAAGAACATGTTGAGCAACAATTAGCAAATGTTGGAATAGAAGCAACTAGATTTAACGCAATTAAACTTACAAATGGGGCTATTGGTTGCAGCATGAGTCATTTAAAATGTTTAGAAATAGCTAGGCAAAATAATTGGGATCATATATTGATAGTTGAAGATGATATTCTTTTCTTGAACCCTGTCTTATTTAGAAATCAATTAGATAAATTTTTAAAAAATCATTCGGATTTTGATGTTGTTTTGATCGCAGGAAATAATATGCCACCTTATCAAAAAATAGACGATTCTTGCATAAAAGTATTTCGCTGTCAAACTACGACGGGTTATCTAGTCAAAAGACATTATTATGACACACTGATTCACAATATCAGAGAAGGTATACAAAAATTAATGAAAACCCCTGAGCAACATGTTTTATATGCTGTTGATAAATATTGGTTTAAACTGCAAGAAAAAGATAATTGGTATTTAATAACCCCTTTATCAGTAACACAGAGAGAAGATTACAGTGATATTGAAAAAAGACATACAAATTATACTCGCGTTATGATTGACTTAGATAAAGAATGGATGTTTAAACAACAACCACAACCACAACATAATGAATCAAAAATAATATCGCAAAATTTAAAACAAATGTTTTTCAACTAATAAAACATAATTATATTTTATTTTCGTTTACCCATTGTGGAAAATCAGACAATTCAATATCAGTAAATATTTTATTTGTCGCAATATTTAATATTTCTTTTTTATATTTTTCGTGCAAATTAAAACCAATAGCATAATCTTCCAAATACTCATTTACAATGGATTCTTTTCTGCTAATTAAATATTCTACAGCTTCTTTAGAGAGAAAATAAAAACGTCCGCTACAATATTTTGTAGCATAAACTGGTAGATTCTTTGGTAATTCGGGATGAATTTTATGATATTGTGATAAATATGAAAATGGAACATCAACAATGTACCCACCATAATGAGATACAGGCTTTTTATTTGTAATTAATTTTGTAATTGTATTAAAAAAATTGAAATTTACCAATATTTGGTCGTCATCTGTTTTTAAAATATATTTATAATCAAATGTAGCGTTTACTGCATTATAAGAAGATATTACCTTTTTTGGTAATGAATTATAATCATCTAGAGTTCTTACCCATAATATTTCCTTATTATCATCAAATAAAAATTCACTTTCTAATGTTTCGTCTCCAATAACATGATAATATTTTAAATATGAGGGGATTTGCTTTAACCATGTCATTTTTTGAAACAATGCTTTTTTAGCATATTTTTTACAATTCATAATAAGAAGAATGAAGTCTTGTTTTATCATATAGCCTATAATAATTATTATATGTTATATTCATATTTTTTTATTATATTTTTATAAACAATTTTTCATAATATAATTATATTATAAAAAATCAATTAAAAGTTCCATTTAAAATGTTGAGGGGTGTATAATTTTCAATATAATCCATAATATATATTTAAATATAAATTATAAATTATAAAATAATAATAATGAAATTGTTTGTGCATGGATTTTGGAGTGGCTTTATAGAGAAAACAAACCCAACCGATATTTCTTTTTTTATTAATTTATTTCAAAAAGTTTTTGATACGAATATAGAATTAGGAACGTTTGAGGAAAGTGACATATTATTAGAAACTATTTTTGAATCAACTACTTTTTTATATGCAAAAAAATGGAAGTATTCATTTTTATTTTCAGGAGAATCTAGATTGAATTTTTGGTACAAAGATTATACGTGTGTATTATATGGTGAAAAAAATCATGGTAATATCATAAATGTTCCTTTATTTATACCAATGTTGTATTGTTCAAATAGAATAGATACGATAAATAACAAAAAATTTATTGAAAATGTTCCAAAAAAAAATATTTGTGCTATAATATCAAATTCGGGCGGTAACGAGAGAAATTATTTTCTTAATGAATTAGAAAAAAAAATAGATATTGATTATGGTGGAGTGTATAAAAATAATATTCCAAGGGTTGAGCACCAGTACAATACCCAGGATTTTATAGATTTTATATCACAATATAAATTTGTAATAACAATGGAAAATTCTAGAGGAGAAACGTATATAACTGAAAAAATATTACATGGATTTAATTCAGGAAATATTCCTATTTATTGGGGTTCACTGAATGTATGTGATTATTTTAATGAAGAACGTTTTATTAATTTGAACGATATTTCAAAGACGAATTATGTAATAAATAAAATTATTGAAATTGCGAACGATGATAACAAATACCTTGAAATAGTGAATAAACCAGTTTATAAAAATAATTGTCTAGAGAGAAACATTGAATCAATTGTCAATGATATAAAAAATTTGATATTTGAAAAATCATATAAATTGATTAAAAAGACATTTTTTATTTGTTCGCCAGAATTTGAATTACAAAGATTTGAAAGATTAAACAACGATTTTCAAAATATAGGATTTAAAAATTATCAAATGGAATTTATTTGTCCAACATACAAACATACAATTACAGATGAAATTATGAATAAACATGTAAAGGAAAATTTGGTAAGAAAAGTCAGATACATTGGCATGAAAAAAGCTGAAATTTCATTATTTTTGAATTATAAGGCTGTGTTAGAAAATATTTATAAAAATTATTCTGATGGTATGTTTCTGATTTTTGAGAGTGATGTATTAATTATCAAAGATAATCTTCATGAGTTGGAAGACTTTATAAATACTATGTATAGTAAAAAATCTGAATGGGATCTTATACACATTGGGTGTGATTTAGAAAATAATTATTTTACAAAACCATACTGGGATTGGCCTGGTTTTTATAGAGATAAAGTAACTCATTTACCTGATTCGTATATTGAAGATATAACAAATGAAAATGATAAATTTAGATTAATCAGAAAATTTTATACTAGATGTACTGATTCTTTTTTATGGAATTATACCGGAGTTGTTAAATATTTGA